GTTGATAAGGTTGACCTTTTGACCGATGCCATAGAAATTATGAACGCCATCCTCACGGTATGCGTCATTTGACATCATCGTGCAGCCATAGGTACTCGGGTCTATCTTGGATTTGGCAGCGTACTTTTCAGTCTTTTCCTTCAACTCCTGCTCGGCGGCACCCACAAGCCCCAGTTCGGTTATTTTCGTACTGTCCCAGCCGGAAAGCACATATTCATCTCCATCCTGGGGAAAGAGCACATCACCGGGAAGCGGTCTGCCATAGTCCTCATTCCTGACTATCTCCCAAAGCTGTGCCTCAGGGTTCCATCCGCCATCCTCCAATTTCTCCGGCTTTCCCTCAGGATTGAACTTCACGGCAAACTCCAAACCGTTGAGAAGTCCGGACGCGAAACGTATCCTCAGCTCCTGACCGGGGAGGATATATTTCTCGGAAAAGTTAACACCCGTGTCCCTAAAGCGGTAGGCATTCCATTTTTCCTCGGTGGTTGTGCCGTCCTCATTCTCCACCTTGTCCGTCACTTCGATAGTGGTGACATCCGACATGATGCCCGTTCTTCGGGGATAGACTTCATCGAAGATAACCACCTGCTCGACGGCTTCCTCGGTAGTCATATCAGGATAAGCGTCAATGTAAGGAGTGCCTTCGGGAAGCATCAGCCTGCGCTGCACCACGCCGTTCACAACCACGGTCTCGTCAATGGGGCGGTAGTCTGCCGGTATGTTACGGGTGGAACCAAAAGCGTAGATACGGGTGGCATAGGTGGACTGGGATTCTGACTGTGACATTTCCTGCACGTTTTTCCCGATCTCGAAATCCACCGCGTCACCGGACTCACAACGCCCGAAATGGATGATGTTTTCAGTCACCCAACATTCGCAATCCCATTTCTTCGCCATCTCAAAACAAGCGTCAAGGATGTTGATGTTGTCGTAACTCATCAACTGGGACTTGTTTTCGACTGTGGAATCAATGGAGAAAACAAAATCCTGTCCTTTGTATGTGTAACCAAGAGCTTTCAGATTTCTAAGGACTATACCGGCTTGTACGTCAAGCGGAGCGGTCAGGTTCCAGGACGCTTCCTGTCCGGCCGTCTCCGGGGTATATTTGAAGATTTTGTTTTTCCATTTCCAGTAGTAAGCGTCAAGCTGAAGCTCATAGTCGTATGCCCCGGTTTTCCTGTTGTACTTGGGTTTGTACAGATCGCATAGTTCGAACCGCCCGAAACGTGTGTCCTCTGTCCAGTCGCCCAGCTTGAAAAAGACAGGAGATTTCAGGGAGAACTTCAAAAGTATAAAGTCCTCCTTCATCAGAGTGAACTTACGTTTGCTGCCTTTTCTGACAACATCCTGGTAACATGGTGTACCAGCTGAATTTCTGATCTCAATTTTCATACAATATCTTCCCTGTCGCCCGGATTGGGTTCTTTGAGTTTGACCATAAACTTACCCCGGCATTTTCCGTAACTTCCATACTTGCCGCAAGACAGATAGTACAGATTGTAAATCTTTCCCAGTGCCGGGATTTTCAGTGCAATTTTACCCTTTACCAGTTCGGATACAAAGGACGAATATTTATCCAGATAGTCACTTTGCGAGTTTCCCGTAATAAAAAAAGGCAGGCTGAGCTCCCTAGAATCCATCTTGCAGATCTCAGGCGATGAAGTAATCTGTATGCCATGTTCCAACCTGCTGTCATTTTCGATATAGTCCTTCACAGGAGGGGGTGTCAGTATAGCCTCCAAAGCTCCGTCCATCAATTCCGCACCCCATGTACTCCAGATATTCCTGCCATTAATAAAAGCATTCCTCTCCATAATCACATTCCTTTTGTGTTTTTTTCTATCTCGGCAAGAGTGTCGTCCATGCCGCTCAATATGCCGGTATATTTTTCAATTTTCTCCAAATGATCGTTGCATTCATGCAATACATCGCGCATTTCCGTGACACACACCGAATGAGCAGCAAGTTCCTTTGCCATATTCAATGCTGCCGTGGAAATAATAAGCATATTCGCATTCATTTCCGTTCCTTTGGTTTCCAAACGTACATTAGACTCATACATGGCTGTCAGCCGTCCGCTGATCTCCTCACCTGTTTCCTGGCTCATGGTGGTGGAATATCCTTTGGAAGAGGATTGGGAATAAGAGTTTCCGGATGCGTCCCACCCGAAGATATCCGCCAGACTGTCTCTCTCGGCCAGCACTGCTTCAGACAACTGTTCCTGCATCTCACGCAATGCATCAACCTCATCTTTCGTATAACCATCCTCACCATATTCTGCCCAGGTTTCATATAGTTTTCTGACCTGTTCCTTGTACTTGTCGGCCATCATGGCTCTGATAATGGATTTGCGGAGCTGTTCCTCCAGATTCTCGGCCAGTTCTTCATTTCCGTTCTCCAGATCGGATATCATCTCCCAGTAAGAATCCTCAAAACTGTCAAAGGATATACCGGTAACCTGTTCCTTCACCGCCTCCAGTATTTCCTTTTCCGTTTCGCCATATTTGATGATATTTTCCAGATGGTTCCTGAACTCTCCGTCCATAACAGACCAGAGGCCGGCATAATTCTCCCTGATGGACTGCAAGACTTCCGGGGACATATTGATCATATCCTTCATCTCGTTGAACGTCACACCGTACTCCCTGGATATCTCCCCGGCGACATCACGCCAGTTCTGTCCTTCCCATTTGTAGGAGCCTTTCCACATCCTGTAGCCCTGGCTGTGACTTCCGATACTGCTGCCGGCACTCAGACGTGCCTCGGCAAGTTTCTTTTGTACTTCCAGCTCGTTTTTTGCAATATTCAGAGCTTCCTCTCCGGCTTTGGATGCTTCTGCACCGTAACTTTCATTTATATATGCCTTTTTTTTGTCAAGCAGCTCGTCCCAGATATCCAGTAGATTATCATACTGCGCCACCATCTCATTATAACCGGAATAATCAGCGCCATGGAAAATACCACCGGCCCCCTTGATTCCAAAGATGGAACCCACCGTATCGAAAATTCCTCCTACGGCATCACTCACGCTTCCCAGTATATTCCCCACGAACTTGTCAAGCCCCTGCTTACCGATCTGGTCAAGTATGGCTAGGATGGCGGCAATGATTCCACCTATCTTCGACCCGGATTCCGAGAGCACATCAACCAATGACCCGACACTGTCCCCGAATGAGGAAAGACTTACATCCGCCTCCCCGAGCTGCGCAATGGCATTGGTGACTCCGGTTATATTGTCTATAGCCTTTTTTGATGACTTGTCCACATTCGTTTTCGCATTCGTGACATTCTGGTCAGCGGTATTAAGCTTTTCTTTCGCCGCCTCCTGTTCGGCACGTGTCCCGCTTTCCAAAGACGCATTATATTCATCCTGAGCCTTATCCAGCTCCTCCTGGGCTTTCCTCAGGTTGTCCAACTGGTCAGGAAGATCTCCAAGCAGTCCGCCCTTGTCAATGATCGCGGACTGTATCCCGTCCAAAGCTTCATCAATAACCTTTTTCTGCTCTACAGTCATATTCTTATATTCATCGGATTCACGGAACAGTTTCAACTGAGTCCTGACCTTGTCAAGCTCTTTTTTAGACACCTTGCTTAAATCCCCGAATATCATCTCCCAATTGATCTCCTGCTTCAACTTGTCAACATCCAGGGCCGACAGAGCTTCCTCAAACTCCTTTTGCAGAAATGCGATCCTGCCTGCATCAGACTCACTATCCATCAATGCCCTGTATTTACGTGTCAACGCCTCCTTTTTTCCCTGGAAAGTACCGTATTTGATCAGGTATTCGTCCCATGAACTTTCCTGCTCACGCAACCCCTCTTTCCTCTGACGTCTGGTGGTGTTGCTGATGATTGTGTCAAATGTCGACGTATCCACGGACACCGAGGACGAATCAAAGGATTTTTTCACATAACGCTTGTCCTTCTTCGCTTTCAGCTCCTCCTCGGCCTCGAACTTTTCTTTCTCAAACCGGATTACAGCCTGGATATAGTCCTCTTTCTGCCGCCGCAGAAGCGATATCTCTCTGCGGTTGTCAAGTTCCCGTTGTGCCAGTTCCTTTTCAGCCCCGGCCTCCATAGCATCTATGCGGGTCTGGGCTATCCGGAATTCCAGTTCCTCCTCCTGACGCTGACGCTCCTGCAAATGTTTCTTCTGCAAGTCCTCCAGTTTCACACTCTGCGCATTAACCGCATTGGCTTTCTGAGGATCCACCTGGATATCCGTCTTGCCGGAAAGAATGGTGCGGGCCATGTCCCTGTACTCGCTGCCCGCATTCTTTTCGTCTGCAAGCCATGTTTCCAGCTGTTTCTTGTTCATCTTGATGAACTCATCCCGCATCTTGATCCTCTTCTCGTTGTCCTCCAGGGACTTCTCCAGACTCTCACCCCGCAGTTCCCGGATTCGGAGCTCAGCACCCTTGATCATGTCGCCATACTTCCTGACATCATCATCAATACGTGCCAGTGTGCCCGGAGTATTATCGAACCAGGAGGTGGAATATCCGGTATTGCTCATGGAAGAAGTCACATACACCCCTCCGGCCTGCTGCGCCTTCAGCGCGTTCTGGTATTTCTTCCTGTATTCCTCCAGATTATTCTCCTCTTCCTTGATGGCTTCCCGGTTCATATATCCCAACAGTACCTTCTGTTGCCGCACGAACTCCCTGGCTTTGCCGCTGGAAATATCCAGTGCCTGTCCGTATTCCCCCACTTTGGTTATCACTCCGGGAATATTGTCCGTGATTTTGGTGATGATGGAATTAAGTTCGGCCTGCTCGTCCGAGGATAGTCTGGTCTTGGTCTTCAGCTCATCATACCGGTCCAGCAACGGCATATACTCGGAATAAAGGCTTATAACCCGTTCCTTCTGTTCATAAAACTTTTCATTGGCGGTGGATACTGTTGTATTGACAGTTTCAGCCATTCTGTTTTTCAGGCTGATCCATAAATCTCCAAGCCAGGACAACCGTTTTCCTAGTTTCAATTTGGCATTTTCCAGCCTTGCATCAGCCTGAGCAGCCTTGTCAGATGCGGATACATACAATTCGGATTGTGTTAGCTGGCGGTCTATGATATTGGACACCCCTTTCATGAAATCACCAGTTTTGGCAACCTCCTCATTGATTTCTGCGGCGGAAAGTCCCAGATTGTCCAGTATAAGAAGCGACTTGCGCCCCAGACCGGTCACAATAGAGTCTGTCATATATTCCACACTTTGGCCGGTCTGCTGCGCCTTCAACTGGGCGAATGCCAGATATTTTCCCATATCATCAACCGGGATCCGGAAATCCTTTGCCTTGACCGTTGCTTTCATCAGCTCAAGATCCGACAAGGTTCCCTTAGTGGCAGTACGAAGGTTTGCAAGAAGATCAGGGCGGTCCAACTTCTCAAATGCATGAAGAACTCCGTCAGCCTGAATGGCCACCTCCACACTTTCCCTGACAAATTCCTTTGCCTTGGACATGCCGTCTTTGAAAAAATCAAGGGCAGCCGCTCCGGCGGACGCAAAAAATCCCACCACCATAGCTTTCATATTCCCCAGTTTCAGGAATGACCCGGAAGTTTCATTGGTTCCGCCACGCAGACGGGCCATCGCCTCTCGTGTTTCCTCCAGCTGCTTTTCCAAACGGGCATATTCTTCCGGATGAAGGGACTTGACAGTATTGTCCAGCTGTTTTTGAAGCCCGCGGGCCTCTTTGGCCAGTTCCGCATAAGTTTTCTCGGTGCTCTTCATAGAGGAGCGGAGAATCTTCACTTTCGCATTATTATCGGATATGGCTTTGGAATTGGATTTCAGCTCTGCCTCCAGACGTTTGTACTCATCGCTGCCTTTCTTGCCGGAGGCTACCAGTTCTGTCATCGAATTGCGCAAACCATCATTCGTCCGTTGCAGCTCACGGGAGGACGCGTTTAGACGGTTCAGTTCCTCACGGGCCTCACTGGTATTCAGGGAGAGGGTGAACTTTATATAATCATCTTTCAGTTTCTTGTTCATACGGTTACTTTTCAGCAAAACTAGTAACCGGCAAGGAAGGGGCAAAGGACGGGAGAAACATGAGAAGCCCCGCATATCCATGGACAACGGGGCAAAATATCAATGAGGACGGTATCCGGGACGATGCGCACTGTCATTCCCGTCCGGCCAGGGAAACAACTTCTCCAGCCGGTTGCGGATCTCCTTGCGGAGCGAATCGGACATGCCCGCTCTCAGATCAGGCAATGCGTTGTTGTACACTATCCCCCATATCTGACGGTTATAGATACGGAGATCGCGTTTCTCCCGCATGTCAAGAAAACGTATATAAAGAGGGTAGCCCGTTTCCAGCATTATCGGATCCACCCCCGTTATCTGAAACTCGGATGCCGCAAGACGGTCACGCAGATGCCCTGTACGGCCGGGCACAATTTTATCCGGGCGGAATCTCACCTTAAGCTGTCTTCCTTCCCGGTAAATACCTCTTTCCGCAATATCCAACTGTCGTTGATAAATGGTCTTGAAGTCACGGGACAGGGTTCTTTTGAAGAACTCCTCCCTCACAGGGTTCCATCCGTCACTCATTCCGTACCAAGTTTAAACGACACACTCCAACCGCTGTAATCCGTATAGAATCCTGTTTCCGGGGTAGTGGTCATCCGGTCAAGATTACGCATAAGACAGCACCCCCTGTTCCTGTCACCACGCATCACATTCTTGATGCTCTCGACAAGGGGCTGTGTATCTTCCAGCACCCGAACCGGACCACGGCGCTGCATATCCATACGGTCCATCAGAAATATAAGACACAGGTTATCCTCCTCCACATTGTCCGGATCCGTACCTGTCTCCTGTGCGGACGGTACGACCACGAACAGAACTGGAAGCTCGTCAGAACTGATACTTTTCAGACAGTCGCTCATGTCCTGGTCCACATTCACTACTCTGACGGAATGTATGCCAGGTACACGCCGCATGACATCCTCATAATACTCACGATAGGTTTTCAAACTGATCATAGGCTCTATCTTTTGGAATGTAATTTCTCAAACTTCTTTCTGTAAAGGAAAATAAGGATATCCCAGAACGGTGTCGCCCTCACCTCTGCATAGTTCCCGAATGCCCCGTTCTCAGCGATATCCATCCCAATGCCCGTCCAGCCGGTATGGTCATCTGCTTCCGGCTTCTCATCTTTTTGGAAAAGAATCCGCAAGTCAACCGTTTCACCGTCAATCTCCAAAGGCTCCTCCCGGATGATGGCGAACACATTCATAAAAAACAGATAAGCATGAAGACAGAGCAGAATTGGCGGTTCCGCACCTTCCCTTCCCGTATAAAGAGCTTTTCCGAACTCCCGTAATATCATGTCCCTGTCGCCGCCACCCTCATCACCCATCCGTCTTACCAGTGCCATGCACTTGCAGAAGGTGTCAAACGATACCCCGTTGAGCATGTCTTCCGGTCCGTGAAAGCCGTTCCATTCCGGAAGGAGGTTGATTCCGGTACTCAGGTCCAGCCGGAAAGATTTTCCCTCACGAATAACGAACGGATCCGTCAGGGACAACAGTGCCAGCGTTTCTTTCCATGTGGATGGAGGAAGATGCCCCATATCAACTGGGAGTGCCAGAAAAAGAGACAGAATTTTCAAACGTATCCTGGGTTCCGACAATATATGCTGGTTAGCCATGGTGGCGATCTCCAGATAACGGTAATACTGGGCAGGTGTCAGTTCCTCAAGCGTTTCCGGCACACTCACTTGTCTGTTCTGATAATATATTACACGCATAAAAATCAAAAGGTTATCCCCTTGCTTTGAAGCGTGGGGCCTGAAACATAGAAATCAACCTCCTCAGGCGCGGCGTCCAAAGCCGCCACCGTATCCTGCAATTCCTGAAGATACCGGTCGGCATCGGCCTGAAGACTGTCCGCCACACTTTTCCGCGCCTCTTTCTCTGCCCGTAACTTTTCCTTTATAGTCCCGGTCTGCTGCACCTGTACGATACCTTCCGGAATAACCTCTACGGGTAGGCGTTCAACCGCTTTCTTGACGGCCAACAGCGCCAGGGGTCGCTGGCATTCCTCCAAGAGAGTGTCACATACGTTTGAATCTCTCCTGACGAGCCAGTCATACCGCTCCTTCCCGACAACAGGCAGAATGTCCGTACGCTGTATTTCACGCAGGATGGGAACCAGTATGAGAAACAGACGGTGGCTGCCGATATGATAGAACTCGTCAAACTCATCCTTGGTACGGATGAGCAATCCGTCCATCTGTCTTTTAGCCCGGCTTTTTTCCCAGAAATCAAACTGCTTCTCCTCCAAGAATCCTACCAGAGCATCCACCGATTCATACGCCAGATTAAGGATGTTCATTTCATCCTTGTATTCCTGGAGGGCAGTCAGCCCCTTTTCATTTTCTCCCAGTTTCTTCTGCCTTCCGCTACCGCCATGCTGTGCGTCCAACGTGGGGACAACCTTCACCCATGCGAAATATGCCACGGCACGCTGCGCCATGAATACAAGTTCCTCTTTCTCTGGATCCAGGTCATCAGTCCGATAAAGGTCAACTATCTCCGAAAACACGTCCGCCCCGATAATACAGGTCAGCTGGCGTGCGGCCAAAGGCAGTACCGGCTTCCATTTGGAATAGTCCAGGCTGTCGGAAATCATTCCCAGCGCCGCGACAAGCTCCTGGCGTCCTTCTCCGTTTCTGTCGAATATCATTTTCATAACTTATATATTTTCTTTCATACGGTTTCCCGGCGACACGTTCTCTTCCTGACTCACCACATTCCTGTACAGTCCGATACGTATATCTGTTCCCGGCCAGTTAGCGTTGATATACTCCTGCACCGGCTTGCAGAGTATCATGTCCGGAATAGCCGTTTCAGACGCATTGTAGACCTTGATGGAATACAGTTTCTCGCTTCCACTGCTCAGTTTGTTTTCCAAAATGAGGTTCGCCAGCACCGGATCAATTCCGAATCCGGAGGTGGCAGCAGCGTCAGCCTTGTTGCTGATTCTAATCTGTGCCTCGATGTAATCCTTCACCTTCTTATCAATAGGAGTCACCTTCCATCCCTCAAAATCGTTGGCTTCATCGCTCCAGAACCGGGTGGTGTGCATATATTTCCCCACATTCTTCATCCCGGTAATACCTCCGGCAAATTTCTCCATGCATTCATCCTTGTAATCCTCCAGCATCTTGGCCGTATAGGTTTCCCCACGCTTGCGGCATACGGATTTCAAACGTTCCTCCGCCTTGTCCCAATACCCTTGTGGAGATTCTATATGCAGACTGAGCGCGCTGGAATTCAGATTATAGTTATGCAGTAATGGTGCCAGGGTACCGGCTATCTCCAGCCAGTCAAAGGCTCCCAAAAAACGCGGGGTACTAACAAAATCCTTACAGAAGGAATAGATGTTGTAATATCTGGCCGACACCGGATATCGGAAAGGATCTGCCGGATCAAACATGGGATACCTCTCCATATATTCAGGATCCGGGAAAGGGAAATCTCCCACGACAATGCCTTCCGGATCATTTTTCCCAGGGGGAGGGTACAACAGTCTGGCACGCTGGTAAGGGATATGCTCCAACCTTAGTAGCTTCCCCCGCCCGCCAATACGGGGCGCACGGTTGCGGACAAACTTGATAAAGAAGCCCTGCATGTGGGTGAGATCAACCAAACAACGGTGCATACAAATCCGATAATCCCAGGAAGACATGTCCGACTCAATATCAGGTGCAAGCACCCATTTTTTGTAGAAACGGTTGTCCGTATCATCAATTGCATCCTCATAGAACCGGGGACCGTCCCCCCATTGCAGACCGGCAATCTTGCCAAGAATACCCTCGCCGGCATAGAACCGGTCAAGCAGGCGCATGACCTCTCCGGGCATGTCATTGTTATCCCCCATCGGAACGATATCATATCCGGCCACACTCATCTTCCTCGTGAAACAGGTGTTACGGTTATGGTTCAGCATGATACTGGAAGGTTCCCATCCCTTGCCACGTCCCGATATGTCAAAGGAATAAAGCGATCCATTGCCGGGGTCCACAAAGCCGAAATTTCCGCTACGTCTTACCTCCATATTACAAAGCTGTTTTCTGTCCGTTAAATTCCACTACCAGAATCTGCCAGCAGTTCAATGCGTTGCCTGTTTCCGTATCGACAAGAAACAGTTTATGACTGGCATTCTCTATTTTTTCATCAGAAGCCTTGGAACGAAGCCTGGCCGCTTTCAAAAACACCAGATCACCGCCAGACTGTTTCTGACGGTTGTATTTCCGGAATTTGATACTGAATGTCCCTTCAGCTTTGCTCACCGCTTTCATCTCCTCGACTGCGGTATATAAATTAATTTGTCCCATATTCGCTATTTTTCAAGCAAATATGGGACAAATGCAATATGGGATAAAGGACAGGACTACTTGCTTTGTGGATGCAATTTCTCTATCAGTCCTGCATAGAACCGAAAGAATTGCACCAAATCCAGATTTCTTTTCAAATTGTCCGGTTCCATCAACTCAAAGTCATCCAACAGAATATCCGTCAATTTCTCCGTATGCTCCCGAAAGGAACCGGGCTCATGATCCTGTATATTAGCCAGTGCATCTATCACTTGATCTGTTATGACAGCATTCGGGTTAAATCCTTCTTCTTTCATTTCAGGCCTCCTTCCAATATTTTAGGGTTTGTAGATTCACAGAAACGGAACTCGCCGCGTACTGGATAAATATGAACTATGAAGACAGTATTATACGGATTCTTATCGGGATAGACCTCAATATGTATATCATTGTTTCTGGAAACATCCACACGAAGCGGTTTGGTTCTTGGAAACTCTTCATCCAACATGGACGCTTTGGCACGAACAGCCTCAATAAAGGCATCACGTGACAGTTCATCAGGAATCAATACATGAGTGAAAGTGGAAATCCACTGGTTCATAGCCCTGCCTTTATTGTTGACAGACAGGTAAGTTTTGGGTTCATCAATAAAAAATTTCATCTCAGACCTCCTTTCCAAGCAAGATGTAACGACAGAACAAACCAAGCCAGGCAAAGCAATGCAGGAACAGCCGACACAAAACCGGCACATACCAATGCAGAAAAAGCTAAGGAAGCATGAGCCATAAGGCACACCTGACGGTTGGTAACTACGGATTCAAGAACACACGAGAACAGTTGATTCTCCTTTTCACACCACACACTGAACGTGGATTTTTTTGCCTCTAATACAGGCAAAGTAGCTGTTTGATTTTTCATTTTGGAATGCATTTAAAATGAAACAATATGTTGATTATTACGGGAAGGGAACAAAAAAAGTTCCGCTCCCCGTTGCATTCCACCTTGAACAGGCAGTGGGCGCATTAACGCTCCACACGGGACGGAACTATATGATAAACCATGGGCATAAAAAATGCCAACAGCTATGTTGGCGGTACTGTCCGCCTGTTCAAAATGGAATGCACTGCAAAGATGGGGATTATTTTTTAATCCACAAACTTTTTGGAAAAGTTTCTTGAAAGCAAAACCTGCCAGTGCCATGAAAGCTAAGGAAGCATGAGCCATAAGGCACACCTGACGGTTGGTAACTACGGATTCAAGAACACACGAGAACAGTTGATTCTCCTTTTCACAC